GCTCGCCGCCGTGCGCCATCACGATCTGGGGTGCACCGATCGGGCCGGGGACAGTGCCGCCATCGTCGAAGCCGAAGATGCCCTTGGCGAGCGACCCGATCGGGGTGGCCGAGACCACGGCGTTGGCGCCCCAGTCGCCCCACCAGTTCCCGTGGCCGCCTGGCTCCTGCCCGCTGAGGATCGCGGCGCCGCGGCGCAGGTTCTCGCCCGAGTCGTCGCCGAAGAACTCGTGGTACTTGTCGGCGAGGCGCCCGAGCGCGGGGATCACGGACGTGTCGATGAAGCTGGTGACGTTCAGCTCCATTGACCGCCGCCAGTTCTCGAAGCCGGAGGCGCTCGTGGTGGTCGAGTTGTTGGCCTGCTGCATGGCGCCGTCGAGGTTGCCGACCTCGGCGACAGCAGTGGTGGTGTTCATGGCGCCGAGCGCCTTCTGGAGATCCTCGGCCTGGGTGCCGAACAGCTCGACCGACACGGTCGAGCGAGTGACGGGGTCCTGCAGGGCGTTCACCTTCTCGATGGTCTTCTGCAGTGCCATCTGCGCGACTGGGCCGCCCTGGGCGATGGCGTGCGACATCTTCCAGCCGTCGAGGCCAAGCTGAGCGAAGACCGGGCCGGCGACCGCCATGTCCTGCGACCTGATGGCGAACTCTTTGAGCGCGTCGGCGCCGATGTCGGCGTCACGGGCGCCGCCGCGGAGGCCCTGCGAGATCATGCCGAGCGCCTGGGGGCCCGAGAGGCCGAGCTGGCGGAACTGGGTGGAGTACTCGATGAACGAGTCGAGGAGCATGTCAGCGTTCATCCGTGGCACCCGGAAGCCGCGGGCGAGGATGTCGAGCGCCTGCTTGCCGTCTTTGGCCAGCCCGGTGTTGAGCATCTGGGCGACGGCGTCGGTGGTCTTCTCGAGGTCCACGCTGAACGCGTCGGAGAGCGTCAGGACGCTCTTCGTCATGTTGTCGATGTCGTCGGCGGATCCGCCGAGCCCGCCGATGTTCTGGGCGACGAACCGGAAGGCCTCGTTGGTGTGCTCGAGCGAGTCGCCGAAGCCCTGGGCGTACACGCGCGCTGAGGCCTCGCCGGCGACCTTGGCTTGCTCGGGGCTGAGGCCGAGCTGGATGGCGAGCTTGTTGCGGCCCTTCTGCCGCTCGATCGTCATGCCGAACGCCTCGTACAGGGCTGCTCCACCGGCGACGCCGATGCCGGCCAGCCCTCCGGCGAGGATGTCGCCGAGTGGGCCGATGCCCGCTGAGACGGCGTCCTGGGCGCCGTCCATGCCCTTCTTGATGCCCTCGGGGATCTTGGATCCGTCGACCTTCGGCTGGTGCCGGCTGATGTCCTTGGTGGTCTGGTCGACCTCGCGCTCGATGTCGTCGAGCTTGCGCATCATGTTCGAGACGTCGAGGTCGATCTTGGCGTCCGCGTCCATGCCCTTCGCCGTCGACTTGAAGGTGGCCTCAGCCTTCTCCATCTTCTTGTCGAGGTTGTTCACGAGGTCGAGCTCGGCGTAGAGCTCGCCGACCTTCATGCCCATGGTTCTCCTCCTCTCGTCAGATCGCGTCGAAGGCGCGCTGCGCGGCCACGCCCGCCAGTGGCCGTGTCGTCAGCCACGTGGCCCAGAGCGACGACATCGGCAGGCCGGCCATCAGGGACTGGAACCGGGGCCAGTCGAGGCCGTCGTCGAAGACGGCGGTGGTGATGTCGATGCCGTACTCGCGGGCGAAGTCGGCGTCGAGGAGTCCCCACTGCTCGACGACGTCGGCGGTGGCGACGCTGATGCCCCCTCGGCGGGGGCTTCGGCTTCCCCCTGGGGTGGCGTCTCCTGGGCGATGAGGCGCACGCAGTTGCGCATCAGGTCGGCGAGGTCGTCGAGGTCGAGGTCGGGGTTCTCGTCGAGCCACACGTCGATGCGGTGACCGACGAACGGGACGAGCTGCTCGACCATCATCGGGACGGTGAGGTCCTGGGCGAGGATGGCGCGGGCGCGCAGCAGGTAGTAGGCCGCGGGCATCGCTGGCGGGAGCACGACGTCTTCGCCGAAGGCGCGCAGCACCGGGCCGCTGGCCTTGCGCGCCGCGCGGGCGGCGTCGAAGTCGTAGAAGCCGGCCATCAGCTGACCGTGATGTCGCCCGAGACCTCGAGCTCGCACTCCCACGTGGTGTCGTCGTCGTCGCCTCCGCCGCCGGAGGTGACCTCGGCGGAGCAGTCGAAGGTCTTGACGGTGCCGCCGGGCGAGGTGATGCGGAACTGCTTGAGCGAGTCGGAACCGACGGCGGCGCCGAGCGTCTCGAGCGCCTCCTGGCCGGGGTCGCGCGCCCCGGTCGCCTCGTCCTCCTGGAAGTGGCCCTTCAGGGTGAACGAGTCGCCGCGCACCGACACGAGATGCGAGGCCCGGCCCTGATTCGCGAACTTGTTCGTCTTCGCCTTCGTGGTCGTGGGCTTGTGGTTCCACGTGTCGAGGCCGCCCACTTCGACCCACACGGGCGAACCGTGAGTGCCGGTGTTCGTCTCGAACGTGAACCCGCGAGCGAGGATGTCGGTGGTGGCCATGGGTTAGGCGCTCCTGTGGGTGGTCGGGCTGTAGGTGCGAAGCGAGTGGTTCAGGCTCCACTCGGGGCGGTCGTTGCTGTCGCGGCCCAGATAGGTGGGCCCGGATTGGAGGGCGGTGCACCCGATCACGTAGATCTCGTCGGGGCCGCCGTCGTCGAGGGTGACGCCGTCGAGGCAGTTGAAGGCGCCGTACAAGGCGCTGGCGAGCTCGTAGCTGTCGTCGGGGTCGGCCTTTCGTTCGCCGCGCACCAGGAACTGCACGCCGGGGAGATCGACGGGCCGCTTGGACAGCTGCGGCTGCCCGGGCTGGGTCATGACCGCGACCGCTGTGTCCGGTGCTTCGGGCATCCACTCGATGAACACGTTCCCGCCCGCCGTGGTCTCGTTGAACGTGAGCGCGTCGACGACAGTGGCGGCGTGCTTCGCGATCGCCTTGGACAGCATCAGCCGGCCGCCTTCCGGACCCGGTCACCGATGAACTTGAAGATCCGGATCCGTTGCTCGTTGAGGGTGCGCTCGAGCCACTTGGCGCGCCGGCCCGGGTCGTGCCGCAGCCGGGTGTCTTCGTGCTGACGGACCGCGTACGGCGTGTCGTAGGAGATCGCGGTGCGCAGTCCCTTGCGGTCCACGGTCACCGTCCCGGACCGGATCAGGGTCGACTCCTCGATCGGCGCGGTCTCGTTGGCTTCCTGCAGCAGGAACTCGGAGGCGTCAACGAGCGCGTCCATCGCGGCGTCGCGGATCTTGGCGGCCGCGAGGTTCCCGGACCAGGCGACGCGGCTCATCGGGGGCCCGCCAGGGTGAGGTCGAGGAAGGCGTCGCGGCCGAGATGGTCGCCGACGGTGATCTCGATCACGTCGTAGGTGAGCGGGCCGATGTCGACCCGGTCCCCCGCGGCGACGGTGACGTTGGGTCTGACGATGAACGACGCCGAACCGGTCAGTGTCTTGCCGCTGCTCGTCTTCACGACCCGGCGCTTCCGCTCGAGCTTCCCACGGCAGGCGCGCGGCCGGTCAAGCACCGGTGTGCCGTTGCCGGCGGTGCCGGTCTCGGTGGTGATGACCGCCCGGGTGCGTAGCAGCGACGACGGGACCCGCATCACACGGCCTCGTGAGCGGTGACATCGAAGAACTCGGCGTACCCGGTCGCCCGGTCGGTGGCGATCGTCGACGCGTTCAGCAGCCCTGCGGTGCGCAGGATCCGCTGGGCCCGGGGGGCGAGCTCCGGGGGAAGCGCCGCCAAGCTCAGGCCCTGGATCGAGACCTGCCGGCCAGCGAGCCCCTCGACGTCGTGCTCCTCACCGACCTCGAGCCAGAACTCGACCTGGGCGCAGGTTGCGTCCCGCAACGCGGCGGCGACCCCGGTGTGGGTCGGCAGGTTCGTGTCGTCGTCAACCTCGAACGATGCCCGCACCTTGTCGTCGAGGAGCTCGGAGGCGCGCGTCAGCAGCCGGCTGGCGTCCTCCAGTCCGGCTGCTGCGGCGACGTACCCGGCGAGGTCGTCCTCGGTGGCGTACGCAACGGTCAAGTACCCTCCGGGTCATCGACCACGTCACCGGCACCTGGACCGTCGCCGAGCTGCTCGCCCTCCGCGCCGAACTCCGGGCCGGCTACTTCGGGCCCCTCCGCGACGTCGCCCTCGCTCGGGTTGACGAGCTGATCGACCTCGTCGGCGGTCATCGGACGGGAACCGGCGGGGGGCTTGCCGACGGCGTGGTACGGGGTCCCTGACCGCAGCCGGTACCAGTTGGTGTCGCTCTTCTCGGGCATGGGTTCAGACTCCGATCGCGGCGACGGTCACCGAGGTGACAGCCGAGAAGTCGACGTGGATCATGCCGTCGTCAGCGCCGCCGTCGATCGGGACGAGGAACGGCGCCTGGTCGGCCTTGGGGACGTGGATGTGCTTGCGGGCGCCGGCGCCGACGGCGATGACCTGATCGGAGACGGCGAGCCCGGCCCGGGTCTCCTGGGTGATCAGGGTGACGTTGATGCTGCCGCCGGAGCCGTTGACGACCTCGAGGATCGATCCGGGTTCGATCCAGTGGCCAGCGGCGTTCGCTGCGGAGAACGTGGCGGTGAGGCCGGCTTGGGTGGCGGTCTGGGTGGCGAGCAGGTCGCGGGCCATGTCAGTCGTCCTCGCCTTCGGGGTCGGGGGCGTAGCGTTCGACGAGGTCGTCGCGGCCGAGGTCGACGAGGTCGGCGGGGTCGGCGCCGACGCTCAGTGCGTAGTCGTGCCACGCCTGTGTCGACGCGTTGCGCGGCGGCGCCACCGGCCCGTCGCCCTCGCCGTCGCCTTCGGGGTCGGTGGGCGTGGGAGGAACAGGAAAGCCGCCCTCGTCGGCGACCTCCGGCACGGCCGGACCGTCGAGCGTCGTGCACGCCTCCAGGTCCCCGTCGTCGGTGTAGACGCCAAGGACCTGCAGCTTGCCGTCGGCGACCTGGTCCTCGATGACCTCGGTGAGCGGCGCCGTGCTCGACGGGTAGTCGACGTCGAACTCGTGGCCCCCTTCGGCGAGCACCCGGAAGGTGCGGCGCCCGCTCATGTCAGGTCCAGGAACAGGAGGCTGATGTTCTTGGAGGCGCCGGTGACGTTGCCGCCCTCGGAACCGAAGACGAGCTGCACGCTGTCGTCGGCGACCACGTGGGCGCTGACGAGCCGGCAGTTCGTCGGCAACGCGACGAGCGGGCACGCGATGACGGCGTCACCGACGGTCGGCGCGAACGTGAGCGACGACACGTCGACGTCGACCTTCGCGATGTCGGGGTCGGTGATCGACGGGACGGACACCGAGAACGTGCCGGCGTGGATGCCGAGCACCCCGTTGGTGAGGCCTTCGGAGGTGCCGACCTTGAGGCCGAGGGACTGGGTGAACTGGCGCACCCGGGCCGCGAACCGCTGCGAGGTGCTCTCCGCACCGTTGGTGGCCATCAGGCGTTCCGGGGCAGGTGGAAGGCGCGGACGGTGCCGGCGAACGACGTGGCGAGGTCGATGAGGACCGTCGAGTCGTTCTGGATGTACCGGGCCGACTCGAGGCCGCCCACGTACATGACGCCGGTCGTCGCTGGGACGGTGATGTCCTTGTTGCCCTGACCGGAGGCGTCGGCCGGCGGGTTGTCACCGGCGACGATCGTCGCGACCCGGTCGGAGCCGTTGGTGTTCGCGAAGCGGATCACCAGCTCCTCGAGCGGGACGGTCGAGCAGTCGATGTAGTGGTCGTTGGTGGGGTCGGCGGCGGTGCCGGCGCCCTCGGCGACACCGGCCGCCGTGATCTCGGTGATGGGGATCGCAACTCGTGCCATGTCGGGGTTCTCCCTGGGTGGTGACGGATGGGGGGTGAGGGAGCCGGCTGGCTCAGGTCTTGGAGGCGACCATCGTCGCCACGGCGGTCGGGCGGACGACCTTGGCGCCGTAGAGGTGCAGGCCCTTGACGGCGTCGGAGAAGCTGTCCTCCGGCTCGTACGCCTTGGTCTGGTTGATCTGGTCGGCGAACGAGGTGGCCATGGGGTGGCCGGCGGTGACGCGGTAGTCGTCGCCGGTGGTGTTCGGGCAGTTGTTGCTCATGTGGATGTTGAAGCCGGCGGCGCGGCCGACCTTGCCGTTCATGAGCGCCTGCGACCCGTCGGGGTTCTGCGGGTTGGCGACGAACTTGTTGTTGTCGAGCAGGAGGGCGTGGTACCAGGCGGGCACGACGACGAACCGCTTGCCGTCGTCGGGCACGTTGGCCTCGTCGAGCACGACCTTGAGCGCCAGGAGCTTCTGGTACGCCAGGTCGGGCGTGGTGACGCTGATCGTGCCGAGGGCGTTGGCGGTGACGACCTGGGCGGCGATGAGCGCCTCGACGTAGATGTCGGTGACGTCGGCGAGCGCGTAGCCGGCCTCGACGATCGCTTCGGAGAGGAGGTCGCCGGCGGTCTGGCGCTTGTCGACGTTGTCGACCTCGAACGCGAAGTACTTGGCCTGGTCGACGACGAGCTTGCGCTGCGCCGTCGTGAGGGTCTCGGGCACGATCGACGTCACGTTCTTCACGTAGGTGCCGACCGTCGGGCGGGACACGCTGTTGATCGTGACCGTGTCGCCCTGCTCGGAGATCTCGCCCTCGTAGTCATGGTTGACGACCGTGGGAGACGCGAAGACGAGGCTCTTCTTGAGCGAGGAGAGCAGCTTCTTCGACCAGATCTCGGGGATGAACGTCTCGACGGAGCCGAGGTCACCGAAGAGCGGGCCGAGACGGCCGTGCAGGAGCCGGCCGACGATCGGGTTGGTGAGCACCAGCACGCTGGCGAGTGCGATGAGGACGAGCAGGGACGGGATCACGGGTTCCTCCGTGGGTCAGGGGCGATCGTGTGGCTCCCCGTTTACGGCCCGGTTCGGCCCCCGTTTTCGGCCCGTCGGCCCCCGTTTCACGCCCGTCGGCGACCCCTCCCGGGGTGGTGCTACTTGACGGCGCCGGCCTTCATGGCGGCGTCGATCGCCGCTTCGTTCTCGGCGAACTCCTTGGCGCTCATCTTCGCGATCTGCTCGCGGGTGAAGGTCTTGCCACCGCCGTTGCCGTTGTGCTGGCCACCAGAGGCGCCTGACGGCTTCGGCTTGCCGTTGGGCTTGCCGTCGCTGTCGGTCCCGCTGACGAACTCGGGTACGTCGTCGAGCGCGGCCTTCACGGCGGCCGCGATGGCGTCGCTGTCGGGCTTGCCGTCCGTGGTGAGGTCGTCGAGGTTGACGTCGACGAGCTTCAGGAACCGGTCGACCCGGCCAGGCGTGACGCCAGCGGCGAGCGCGGCCCGCTCGATCGATGTTTCGACGCGGGCGGTGAGCGCCTCCTGGCGGGCCTCGTCGCGTTCCTTCTCGGCGGCTTCCTTCTCGACCTTCGCACGGTCCTGCTCGGAGAGCTCCTGGGCCTTGAGCCACGCCTTGAACTCGGCATCCTTGGCGGACGCCTTCTTACCGACCGCCTTGTCG